AGAATACATGAGTGATGGCGATTATTCGGTAAATATAAAAGGTTCAGTGGTTAACCCACTGTCAAATATGCCACCAATTGACGAGCTTAACGCACTTTACATTATTACATCTCACCCAGAATCTTTAACGGTTCGTTCAAATTTTTTGGACTATTTCGACATACAAAAATTAGTTATCGAAAAGCCTATAATTAAGCAAAGAGAAGGAATGAGGAATGTTGTTGATTTTGAATTGCAGTGTATTTCTGATTACAAGTATGTTTTAGGTAAATATGTTTAGGCCTAGGTTTTACATAACAGTAACAAAAGACGATGGTACTTTTATAGAGTTTCCGTTTTGCACAAGATTTGAAACAAACGAGGGGATTGACTTTTTAACCAACACAGCAAAAGTAACGCTTCCTAGAAAACTTACGCAGGACGGATTGCCTTTATTTACAGGCAATGACCCAATATTTAAACGAAAAGATAAAATAAAAATTGAATCCGGTTATTTTCCGAATCGTGAAACTGTATTTGAAGGATTTATAAGCCACGTGAGTGCTAATGTCCCGGTTCAACTTGAGTGCGAGGATTATATGTTTACGTTTAAGCAATTTCAATTTACCTATCCTAAAAAAGTAACTGTTAGGACTGTTTCAAAAAAAGGAAAGCCGCTAAAGCATCCTAAAATTACAAGTAAAAACATTAAGCTATCGGAGTTAATACAAAATATTTGGCACGAGGGAGAATACAACGATTTACTAGACGAATTAACTTATGTAATTGATAGCAATACAGACATTGAATTAGGCGAATTTAGAGTTTCTAATGCGTCGCCAAGTCAAGTTTTTGATAAACTAAAAGACACTTACGGAATAACTTGTAAAATGATAGGCAAGGTTTTACACGCTGGATTGGCGTACAATCCAGTTGACACCAAAACAGGAGAATTGATAATGGAGGAGGTGGTTATTAATTCCGACGACCTTCAATACCAAAGAGCCGAAGATGTAACTATAAAAGTAAAGTGCGTTAAGCTCGTCAATTGGTGGCATATTTGACAGTGGGTTAACCACTGAACCTTTTATATTTACCGAATAATCGCCATCACTCATGTATTCTTTAATCGTTCCGTTTAGTCCAGCTATTTTTGTTTTTACAACATTCCTGTCGTTTGATATTTCACACAAAGCAATGTCGAGAGTTAAGCCGGTTGGCTGCGTTATTACTGTTCCGTCGTCCTTAGTGTAAGGCTCTGCAATTAGCGTTACTGTGTCCCAAACCGGCAAGCCAAGCATTCCAATTTTATCATAACCTATTTGCGTTATTTGCTTATAAGTTTCCCCTTCTCGTTCGGCCTTTTCTAAGTCAATATTGAAAAATTTTGGTCTTAAGTAACCAAGAGCGGCCCCCTTCAATATATTCTTTGCGGCCCCTTCAAGTTGTTTTGTTAGTGGTATCAATAAACTCATCTTGCCATCAAATTAGCGTCATTTAAAACCTCCAATAACTGCTTACTCCATATCTCTTTAACCTCTTTGGCATCTTCTTTCATAGTGGTTCCGTTTATTATAACATCCCCAAGCCTGTCAAGTGTAATATTTATATTTTGCGGTCTGTTTCCGTAAACATCTACCGAACTACCAACGGTAGATCCTCCCGACTTAGTAACGTCTGATTTTAAAGCCGATTCGGTTAACTGAGGTTTAACAGACAATAATTTTAACGAACCTTCGACACGTGAAAGAGCAACATCCGTTATAGACATCATTCTTTCAAAACCAGTTTCATTAAGAGTTTTGTCTGTAAACCTTTGCCTTCTTAATTCGTTTCTTTGAAGTAACAATCCAGCCTTTGCGCCTAATAATTCACCTTTTGTTTTAGACCTGCTTATTTGGTCGCTTAAAGCAGTTTGGTACTCTCGGTAATAATCCATTGCAGATTGCAGGCCTAATTTACCGAATGAAATATTTTGTAAAAAAGTATATGCGAAATCGTCGGCACGTTCTTTAAACGAAAATTTAGCAGCGCCCGATTTAGTAAACGCTTGCTCAATGTCGTTTAAGGCTGATATGGCTCTGTTAAAATTAGAAACCATATTATTTGCCCATGAAATAGTGCTGTTAATTATTCTGGTTTGAGATTTACCTATGTTTACCTTTAATTGCTCCCAAGCATCACCTAAATTGCTTAACTGTCCACCTACTGTTTTACTTTGTTCGGACATCATTCCGAAAAACTGACCGCCCTGCCTAGTCATGTCTGAGAAAGCTCGTTCAATTTGTGGAAACCCTACTTTGCCGGCCTCAACTAATCCCTGTACTTTATCCTCGGTAACTCCGAATTGTTTTGCTAACTCACGTATAATTGGAATACCACGACCAGTGAACTGCATTATGTCCTTAGTGTATGCCCTACCTTGAGTTCTTAAGGTTCCATACAAATAAACAATATCGGTTAACGGTGCGCCCACACCGCTTGAAATATCTCCTAAAGTTGTGAGAGTTTTAGTTATCTGGCCAGCCTGAAAGCCATAGGCCAAGAGTTGCTTAGTTCCTTGCTGAACATCGACTAAGCTAAAAGGTGTTTTAGCCGCTAAACTTATAAGTTGATTCTCCAGCGCCTTTGCCGTTTCTTTGTCCCCGTACATCAATGTACGAAGTGAAGCGGAAAACGATTCGTAGTTTTTAAGTGAATCTATAATCTGTCCGCTAAAATCTTTAATAGTACTAAAAGCAAAATAACCAGCAACGGCTTTTCCCATTGTGGATAACCGCCCATCTAATTTGGACACAGCAGAATCAAGCAGTTTTGCTTCAATAGCAGCACCCTGCATTGTTTTTTTAAACAGGTCTTTGAGGGTTAGTCTATATTCTAAATCGTTACTTGCCAATTTCCTGAATTTGTCCGGTATATTTTAATACGTATGTTACTTCCTCTGCCAACTTACACCAAGTCGAATCGCTTAGTTTGTCGGGATTCTTTTTATAAAAAAAGCGGATAAGTGCGTTTATTCTCGCTTCCTCATCCGCTTCTAATTTTCGTTTATAGTACTCTAATTTTTTTTTATAGTAGCCTCGGCAACTGTTAAAATTTTGTTTAAAGCAATGTCAGCAGCGAGAAAAGCGTCGTCATTTTTTTCTAACTCTGCCACTTCATCACCGGCAACACGTAAAAGATTATAACCAACTGAAACTGCTTTTTCAGGCAATGAACCAGACAAAGCCTTGTTAATTATTCGTCTGTCTGCCCGTGTTGGCTTTCTTAAATGAAATGTTAAAACCTTTTCGGGGTTTTCATCATCGCAAGGAATTTCTACTGTGGTAATTTTACCGTGTTTGGCCTTTAATTCGGACATTTGTTCTTCTGTCATATTGTTGGGGGATTAATGATTAAACAAATATAATGTCGCCTACAAGCAATTCGAGTTCACAAGGTATAGAAGTTTCGCCCTGTGCAGATTTACGTGTGTTGTTTTTAATTCGGCAACTTTTTAAAGTGTGTGTGCGAGGCGGCAATGATGGGTCAAAGTAAAAAATAGTAATGTCGAAATTAGGTATTCTTTGAAGAACTCCTCCCGGAGCAGCTGCCTGTAACGCTTCAAGTTCTTCCATTAAAATGGTAACTTTGGCCTCTGGTTTAAAATTACCATAACCAAAAGAAACCTGTTTATTTCCGGCTCCGTAAATACCTTCCATTTCCTGATTTACACTGTACTCGATTGATTGAGCAGATGTAAACGGCTGGCCTAAAATGTTTATTACTATGTCTGCCCATTCGTTGGACTTACCGTTAATAAACGGTGGTAATGAATATGCCATGTTATAATGCTGTTGTAAATCCTATATTAATTGTTATGAAATCCGCCACTCCTAAAGGCAGAATTTTAACTGTAATTTCAAGATTGTTTGTGCTTAAAACGTTTTGCTCAGGGTCAATTATAGTTTCGTATGCACTCATTTCGTTTGCATTTAAAACAACGTCTAACCCCTGTGCCGCAAGCGTTTTAAAGTAGTTAACTGTGTCACCTGAAAGCGTTCCGTCTGTATTAAATTTTATTGGGCTTGCAACTGCTGGTAAAACGGTTGCTCTTACGTTTTCAATACACTTGTATATTACTCTATTTGAATAGCTAAAAGCGTAATCACTAGTCAGAGAAACGCAAGTGTAAGGTCTGTTGTGGTAAGTGCCGGTTAATCCCGGAACCTTTCTTAAAAAGCAATACCCGTAAGAATCTAAATTTGTTACCACCCCATCGGAAACGGTTGTAAATTCCTGACCATTAGCAAACGCAATTGTGTCTAATTCTGTACTTGAAACCTGAAATTTGCCAAACCAAGCAATAGACTCATTTACCCGTGCCAGTGATGTTGCCCCTAACATTTCGCCACCATTTGTAATTGATTTGCCTGTCGCTTTAAAAAGTTTGTAGCCTTGATTAGCGCCATCCTGACCAATACAAACCTGTACATTTGATGCACTTAAGGTGTGTAAGTTAGTAGTAATAGTGTTTACATTTGCGGTTCCTGATATTTCACCGGCTAAAATAACATTCCAAATTGGCTTATGATTTGTTTCTAAAGTGGTGCAAACGCTTTGAATACCGTTACATTGTGACGTAGCAAATGCAGTTCCTTTATGATAAACAAGCATTTGTTTAATAGAAGCCTGTGCGTAGTTTTGCATCAAAGTAATTGATGCAAAAGTTCCAAAGTCAGAAGTCGCATAACATCCTACGTATAGTTTTCCTTTTGATTGAAGCCTGAAATACTCACTAATGTGATAATGCAGTATGTCAATATCGCTGGCAACACCCAAAACAGTTGACCCGCTTCCGGTTGGTTGTGTTACGGTGGCTGTACTTCCACCAGTTACAGTTGCTGCGTAAGGTGTTCCCGAATTTGGAAATACACCCTCGCCAGCTTTTGTTGTGATGAGTATTGTGTTTGTTGAGTTTGTGGCTGAAAAACCTGTGTTTATTGTGTTTGCGTTAATTTGGGCAACCCAAGCGGCTGCGGCTGTTGTGGTACTTGATTCTTCTCCACTCACTAAAGCGTAAGTTGGCAAATAAGTAACGACCCCATTTATACCGGTGTAAGTTCCTTTAAGAGTGTCGCCAACAGCCGGAGTTCCTCCAATAACAATTTTAGCAACGGCTCTGGTTTCACCAAGACTTGTATTTGTTATGCCCAAATCAACAGCTTCCTCAACAGAATAAATAATTTTTATCCTGTTTGAAGAGTCAAATCCTGTCGGTAGGGTAGCATCGGTGTAAAATAGCATTGCGCTAATGTGGTCAGTGCCTTCAAGCGGTCTACCCAAGCCTCCCTGTCCTTTATTTATTGTGATGCCATTTAGCATGATTTACTTTTTTGGTTTTTTTGTTTTTTCGGTTTCGTCTTTACCACCCTTAACATAAAATTTTTCGGAAGTGTCAGCAGGGTCGATACTTTCAGAAGTGTAAACATTACCGTTACCGGTTACAATTACAACAGAATGTACGTCAATATCGACGTACTTCTGTGCAATTGTTAATGCTTCTTCTTTACTTTCTACCATGATTAAGCAGATTGAACTATCGTAACAATTCCTTCTTCGTTTGTGCGTGATTTTGCGGCACCGTGGAACAACTCAGCGGAGAAAATTGAACCGTAGTATTCCGGTCTGTCAGTGCTATCAAAAATTTTGATTTTACCCAACGCTTTACGCACATAAGATTCGTGAACCAACATAATAGCGTTGTTATCGCTAGACGCAGCAGATGAAACTGTACCATTATCGGCAAGTGTTTTTCTTACCGGTGTACCGGTGTTATCGTATGCCAAAATGCTTGAACGGGTTAAAACACTCATTCCTAAAACATTTGGCAAACTGCCATCAGGCAATACTGCTTTACCGCCAAAATCCAAAGCCTTTGTAAACTCGGTAATGGCAAGTAAATCGTTCCAGTACATATTTGTCGGACAAAGCATAAAGATTCTACCAGCCCCTAAGTTTTGACCGTCCAAAATTTTACGACCTGCTGTTAAATCTGCAAGTGTAGTAAGTTTGCGGTTTCCTGATGCAGTAGAGTGAACAAGTGAACCAGTTGAGTTGCCACCTGAAGTTCTAACAATGTTGGATGAAAGAGTTGAACCCCAGTTATACAATGTTACATTTGCAATTGTATTACCAAGGGTTTTGATGTGGTCGCCTAACACATCCATACGTTTGTCGTATGATAAAAAAGCAACATCGTCATAATCCTTAATTAGGATAGGGTCAGTTGAATAAGAACTTGCATCATAAGTTACCTCAGTGTCAGTTCTTTGGCTTATTGCAGCAGGAACAGAGCCCCGGTTTTTAACAACATTAGGCTTGTTGCCAGACTGGGGTATATGAATAGTTTTATTTTTTTCATCAATAGAAGACGAACTATCGTCTTTACCAACTAACTGCATGAATTGGTCGTTTGCGTATAGATTTTTCTCTATGTCGCTAAGCCATATTTGTTTTTCTAAAGCCATTTTACTTTTTCTTTTTTTACGTTAATTAATCAATTTGGATTTTTGCACCGGCAGGTAAGAAAACCGTTCCATCATACCAAAACGATTGTGTCCAAGTTTTACCAGAAACACCGGTAACAGTTGGAGCATCAATTCCAGTACCAAAAGTGAACGTTTCTGTTCCGGTAGTTTTTACTTTAATGTTTAACCCTGCGCCTGCTTTTAACTCAGAACTTAAGGTTAAGTCAAGCGTAGCGTTTCCGGTTAATGTGGTTAAAGAAGTAACGCAAGTTACCTGATTGCTAATAGTGGCAGCGGTTGTACCGGTTGCGGCTATTGTGAGTGTGCCAACGGCACCGAATGGTGAATTAATTGTTGCCATGTTTTATTTTAATGTTTTTACAAGTTCGTTATACTTTTCACGTTCTGATTGGTACATATTTTGCAATCCTTTAAGGTCTTTGCTTTCCCAATCACGGTAAGTCCAGTTATCACGGCTTTCAACTTCCTTTTCTTCCTTTACATTTTTAACGTCGAAAGGCTTTTGGCTGGTTTTCTTGTTGGGCAGTTTTGAAATGAAGTTTGAAACGAATTTAAAACTTGCTTCATCTTTGGAAGCGTTTTCAATCGTGCTGTCAACTTCTTCTTTAGTAATACGACCTTCTTCAAAGGCTTTATTAACCAAAGTGGTGGCATCTGTTTTCAGCTTGTTTTTAGCTTCCAATTCAGCTTTGTTTTTAGCCTCCTTAAATTCGTTTATTTCTTTTTTCAAAGTTTCAACCTCTGATTTAAGGGCTTTGTTTTCGGCTTCAACAGCCTGTATTTGCTCGTTTGTCATTTCGGATTCGTTGTTAATTAATTTGTTATAAACAGTGGCCATTTCTGCCAAATTCTTACTTGCGCTTACTTTTTTATTTGTACTTACGATTTCATCAATGAATCCGTGTTTAAGCATATCTTTACAGTCCAACCAAGTTTCTTTTTCCATCATTGATTTGATGTCTTCGGTTTTTAACTTGCATCGGTTTGTTAGTATTGTGTTGATAGAGTTATCAATAATTGTCTGCACCTCGTCATCACTGGCACCGGATGAAGCGTGAATCATTCCTGTTGAAAAATCCATTGCCTTACGATTTCCAACGGGGGCGGCACAAGCGCACCATAAAGCGGTGCTTGCTGCTAAACCGTCGATAACTGTTGTTACTGGTATAGAGCAATTGTAGATTGATGAAGCAATGCTGTAACCGTCTAAAACAGACCCACCGATTGAGTTAATTCTAACAGTGATATTTTTACAACGATCTTGTAAGTAAAGCATTTCGGCGGCAAACTCAGAGCCATTAACCCCGTAAATCATTCTGCCATCTTTTGATACACTATTGCCGATTTCTTTGTAAATGAGAATTGTGCCATCACCACCGGAAACCATGTTTTTTATGTATTTGAAACCTTCCACTTTTGTATTTACAAAATTATACGCTATATTTGCTAAACCGTTTTACTGTGACACTTTTAATGAAGACAAACGTAAAGACAGACTCGCTCGAAGATTTCTTAAGGATAAAAAAACAAAGTTATATGGTTAGAGTTACAACTCATGTTGATGGCGAAACAATAACCTCACGAATTAAAGGTTCTGTTAAAGATGATTTTTTTAATGACTGTATCAAAAGAAACTTTACGGAGGCTAAAATGGCGAGGGTGATTTTTGAAACGTATTATTCGCTAATAAAAACACAGCCTTTTTTGGTTGAGAAAGAAATACCGGAAATAAAGAATTTTTTAATTGAAAGGATTAAGCTATGAATGAAATTGAAACCCGCCACTTTTGGGATAAAAAAGACTATCACGAAATGCTTTATGGTGGAAACGGTAAACCTATTTCATTAGGTCATCACGAACCGGATAAATTCGAAATGGCTTTTTTAATTAAAACAGGTAAGCATAGAGTTACAGAAATACCAATCAATAAGTAAGAATCGTAATAATATACCCAGCAGGAACGTACTTAATTGCAAAAGACTTTATTCTATTATCCCTTGAAGTAGTGTTGTTACCTAATGCCGTCCAAACTGCAATTGGCACGTATATTTCACAGGTTAAAGATGTGCTGCCGTTTGGAAGAGTTCCTAAATAAATATACGGCGATGTTGTTACATTGAACCACTTGTTTATTGCGTATTCAAAAACTATTCTTTGCCCATTGTACCTTACCCGTTCGTCTATTCCTATAAAGTTCTCCTGTACTTTTAACCAATTTTTTTTGCTTAAAGAATCCCCAGTTGGTTTTACGCCAGTACTAGACGTTACAACTAATTCGTAAACGCTTCCGTCCTGCCAAATAACTCTATCGACTTTAGAGTAAGAGGTAGAATTATCGTATCTTGGGGCTGTTGAACCGCCACAAAAAGAGTTAAAAAATAGTTTAGAGCAGTAATCTAAAGGCTTCAACACAACTCTTACCAAAGATGTTATTGTTTCGCTTCTTAGCTTTGGCGGGGTCAAATCTTCTCCCCTCCTGAAAACATTAAGTATAAATAAACTCATACTGCTGTAAATGTTAATTTGTCTGCAAGTGTATAAGTGGCTGTTGTTTCGCCAATCATGTAACCGGCAGAAATTTGGTATTCGGTTTCAAGTTGTTCGTTTGCTAATATTATGTCGGTGCCAGAACCCCATGATGTAGCTGCGCTCCTACATGACATATTATCTATAATGACATCAACAAATCCATTAACGCCCTGTATAACGTCTATTAAGTCTGTTACTTTTAAATATGGATAAGCCCCAACATTTGATATGAATGTTTATATGGCTAAATTTGATTCACTTTTTATCGCTGCAGCATATTGCCCGTTATAAGTAATTGTTGCTTCTAAAAAAAGTAAATCAGGGTCTAATGAATAAACCGATATTGCCTGACCTGCAAAACCTATTCCAACGGCCTGACTTGTTCCGTTTCCAGAGTTCATATAATATCCTCTTATTGCTGTTAATTCAGTAGAAGTGAATTTTTCTGGCGGCTCACTCTTTGCTACTAATAATGTTGTTACGCCGACAGAATTAAAGGCAAAAGACCGTGTAACTATTCTTTTTGTTTTATCAATAGGATTGTAAGACGGCACAAAATTAACCAATTGCATTACTTGCGGTATTGTGGCATCGTATTGAAATTCAAAAGCCTTTTGTCTGGCCCATTCAGTAGACGGCACAATTGCAGTGCTAAGTATTGTTTCAATTTCTGCCTTTTTTTTATCCATTAATTGCTCAAAAAAGTTGGTAACCTGTGCAACAATATCTTTAAGAAGATTCCATATATCTACGGGAGAAGTGCTGGTTAGTGGTGCTAAGTTTGGTAATGCAGCTTGCTGCTTATCCATTGTTTCTCTGATTTGCTCTGTTGTTCTTGCCATTATGGTAATATTTCTGTTGTTATGTTTATTGCATCTATTGTTCCTTCAATACTTGGGCGTTTATCAGCTCCGTAGTCTTTGCCTTGGCCACAATCGTAATCCTGTATGAAGTCTTGAATGTTTGGGTGGTCAAAGTCCTGCTCTTCATTCCTTCGCTTCATTTTGCCCCAATATCCCCACTGTTTTAACTGAATTGCTGAATAAACTTCCTGAGTTAATAAAAGTATGTCTAAGTCTTCTGTTTTGTAGCTTTCAAAGCAAATATGAAGCCTTACGGTCATGTTAACTGACTGGTGGGCCTGTGAACTACCCTCCATGTAATTAGTAGGCAGGAATTCGATAAAAACAGCGGGGTATAAAAAAGGTATCTCTTCCGGCTCCCGTTGTATTTGATTTCTCCACAAAGCAACCGTTTTCAACCTATCGGTTGTTCCATCAGGCTTGGTGTAACTTAAGCCTGTTAAAGCGGTTACAATCCCTTCGTATAGTGTTATTTTAGACATTCTTAATAATTGAGTTTAATTTAGTTCTTATTTTTCTACTCATAACGGCACTGTTACCCATAAATTGACGCTTAGGCATTATAAAACCATTATACCATAGCATCCACAGGCGTTTACCACGACCAGCCCTTAAACCATCATTATGAACACGGGCATACTTATCAGTTGCCTGATTGTTTTTAATGGCAATTGTATATCTGTCAATATTTACACGCCTTAATTTTCTTAAATTTGCCGTTCCTTTACCAATTAAAATACCCCTTGTGGTATCATCAACAATTTTACCGCCCCTCGTTCTGTACCTTGTTTTTTTTCTAGGCTTCCACTTAACTAAAGATGTGTCCGTAAAACCCTGATTAGAGAAAGATTCGGTGAAATGCTTTAAAGCAATTGAACCCATTTCGGAAACCATTTGAGGTACTTTTTTTTCAAAGCGTTCTAAATGATTAAGCAACTTTTTATGTTCGTTAAATTTCATACTGTTGGTAGTCCGAAATTAGTTTTAGCAAATGGCTTGTCTTTTCGTGGTACATGGGTAAAATAAGGGTGTTTTTTACTAAACACAATCTTTTCTTTACCGGCATTAAATTGGAAAATTGGCGGCACATCGTCCGGTGCTTTAAAGTCTTTTAAACTGGTTTTTTCTGCATCACTTGATTGTAAAACTGTGCATCTGCAGTTCCATCCATTAGGCGGCATAAACTTATCCCAAAATTTATCGCTAACAGGCCGTGAAATATTGTTTAATGCCTCATGCGTTGGCCTTACCCTTCCATCCCCAACCGTGTGATAGGTAAGCATTGATAAATACTTTTCATTTTTCTTTATCTCTTGCCATTGGCTTGCTGTTCTACTTTGAGCAATCGAACTGTTATATTCTGACCTTAAATAGTTTTCGTTATACTCTAAAAATATTCGTTTGGCCTCTTTTTTGAATTCATTAAACGGCGTAACCGTACCCGATTTAACCAATAACGAACTAATTTCTTTTGTTTGTTGGTATGTTTTAGCTGCTGAAAAAAAGTAAACATTTCGCCTTAGTGAGGTAAGCATAATGTAATCTTCTGAATTAAACAATACACTTGAATAGGTTTTACCGTACCCTTTGGTAATTCCTTCAGATAGTTTTTTAGCTGTTTTTAAGTATAGATTTACGTCGAGGTTATAAATAGTAACAATACCGGCGTAAATGGCAATTAACAGTGTGTTTATTTCGTCATCATCGAATAAATTAATGTCTTCCTCTGCAATATTTTGAACATCACAAATCCCACACATTAGCTGTATAAATCTTCGAGTGCGTTTTTAATTCCGTTATCCTCTTTTGGCTCCGTTGCCGGCACAACTTCGGTTCCGTATTTTTCTTTAATGTAATCAGGTTTGAAAGTGAATTTACCAGTTTTCAACAACTCAATATCAAACTTAGATTTTTGCTCCAAATCGAATTCGTCTTCCTGCTCTACATCCAAATAATAACCTTCGAGGCCAAAGCCAAGGTTATTCATTAAAGGGAGTAATTGAGTGTTGTTGATTGTGTAAATTTCCTGCAAATCAGCATCACACAAAGACTTTAAAATACGTTCGTGAACTTCTGCACTGCCGACAAACGCCTTTTCATCAGTGGTACCGGTTTGTCCTAAGATTGATTTTGAAATCTCAGTATTACAGCGGTCAATCATTTTGTCAAACACTTGGTAAGCGTCTGATTTACCAGCCTCAACAACTTCGATTATATCATCCGTCTTGAATAATCCCCATGCGCCAACTGAAAGGTTTTTTAGCATTCCTTCCATTTTGTTAACACTAGTTGTATCGCTTGCGTCCGTCTTACCAATTACAACCGGAAGCCCGAAACGCTCCATGTATTCAGCCCATGCGCCAAGTGCGTTTTTCTTCCAAATAGTTAACGGAATAATTTTAAGCAATAGCCCTAAATCCCGTTTTTTTCCTACCGGAATACACCAGTTTCTGTAAGGCTCATCGTAATAACTAACCCCTTTTAAATCGGCATAATTAGCCGTAACAATTGATAATTCAGGCTTCACATAGATTCGTGGAACTAACTCAGCTTCTTTAAATTGCTCGACTCCGTTATATTTAATAACATCTTCAAACTGAATTAACGAGTGTCCATATAGTTTCTTATCCCAAACATCACTAAGGTAATCCTTAAACCATTTAGCTTGAAATATTTTGCTTTTTTCTTCATCCTCTTTTCCGTCCTTATTGTAAACATTAAACTCCGATTGCAACAACCTGTTTTTAAGTTGAGTTACGCAAGCGGTTACGTGTGGGTCTAACATTGCCTGTTGGCATAGTTGGTAGTACTGGTATCTTTGTGGGTTGTAAATTGATTCAGCAGATTGAACAGCAGCCTTGTATTTAGCTAAATCGGTGCTAATACGGTAAACTTGCTGCGGAACCTTTATAGTGTTTTTAATATGAGCATCTTTAGGTGTGGTTTGCGCCTTATTTTCTGCTTTACTAAAATTTATATCTAATCCAAAAAATTTCATTACCACATAGTATTTTTATCGTAAGTCGAGCTTGTACCATACCTCATTGCTAATCCCTGCTCAGGTACAATTACTGGAAGGTCTGCGTTTATATCACCCCTGGCCACTTGTTTAAGCCAGCCAATAGCCCCAAGGGTTTGACTTTCTCTGTTGCCATCGTAACGGTCTTTTCTTAAGTCTGGAATGTTTCTAGGGTTAATTCTTGAGTGCAAATGATAAAGGGTTATGTCAATCAAGCGCATGACAATTAACTGATTCCTGTTATCCCCTTTAGTCCAGTAGTTTGTATCTTCGGGGTAAATCCCATCAATATCATAAGGAGTGCCAATTCCCCAAAACTCGCTAACCGTTGGTAAAATATTCATGCATGCCTTAGCGCACGTGTAAACCTTATCTTCATACCAAACATCGTCACCTATTGCATAAGTGGTTTCTGAGTTATACTCAGGTTCCGGCAACGAAACATAAAAAAGAGTTTTGTTAGGGCATATTAATTCCCACTCAGAAGCGTCAAATGCACCGTTAGCGTCAACAACCAAGCACTTGTATATGTTTGAATTGTAAACTACCCTGTTGCCAGTTGTGTAGTGTGTTGAGGACGAGAATGTAACCGACTCTGAGTATTCTACCAGTTGTTTAGCCTTGTAGATTGCTGCAATGTCAAAAGATTTAGTATCCCTGAAAACTTCATCAACAACATAACGTTGTGACAAATAGCTTATCATTTCGGCCTGTGCCGACTGCTCAACATCTAACTTAATCTGCTCGTTTGATTCAATTATTTGCGCTAAATTATCGGCCTGAATGAGCCGTAAATAGTCTAAATCTCTCAATAGCCTTGCCATTAGTGCAAATATAACACGCTGGCGTTTTTAAATTTGCTACTGTGACAAAACAAAAAAGCCCCGGTTAGGGGGCTAATTATCGACTAAAAGGCGAGGGACTCGAACCGCTCATTTGTTTTTACGCAAATCGCTCCACTTAGCATCACCCCGTAGTCAATGAATTATATAGTCTATTATACAGGCTATTAATAATATTATTATAAAAATATAAAACGGCAAATTTAAAAGAAACCACGTTTGTTTATATATCGGAATTCGTCCATACCTGACTATAATGGGTTTAGTTATGATTATTTTTTCTTTTTCAATCATCTGATTTTTTTAACGACGAAATCAGTGGTATTGCTATAAGTATTGTTATTATGATAAGTGCCATTTTATTCTGAAATTACAACTTTACCACCCTCTTCAGAAATAACACTTTTTAAAAATAAATCCTTTAATTTAGGAATTGTATTATTATAGTCCTCAAAATTAAATATTTCTATCGGATAAATGCTATCGTAAATGTTCCCATTTATACTGGTTTGGAAAGTTACAAGGCAGGGGTAATCATTTGAAGACCTAAATACACTAACATTATTCACTTACAACCACCTTTCTACTCTTTAACCCAACCCGCTCAATAATAAGGGTATTGTAGGTCTTTTCAATCCTGTTGCCGGATAAGTCATAATAAAAAGGATTAACGTTGTTTAGTTCGTGCTCGCTAATGCCAACCGTACTTGGTTGAGTGGTGTTAACAGCAACTGACATTACCTTAGTGTCGGTACAGGTAGGGTTAGTAACAACTAAGCCAACCGTGTAAGTGCCTGAATAAATGTATTGAGTTGTGAATGTTGCCGGGTATGACTGATAACCGGTTCCGAACCCTAAATCCCACTGATACGTGGTGTTTGAGTTGGTGCCAATAGATGTGCTGCTGTACGTAACAATGCCGTAATTATCCGAATATATGAAGTTAGCAGTAACCGTACATGAGCAAGTAGCCACGTAAACAGGTTTCGTCTGAATGCCTGTGGATGCTATGGTATATACGCCTGCGGTAATATTATTTGGTATCTTAGCCATTATCCAGTGAGCACTATCAAATTGAATCAATGGAGCGAAATGTTCTTTTGGCTGTGATTTTAAGTATTGCCATGACTTAATTACAAGTGGAGTACTTCCGATAAATATACTTGGTGTGAACTGGTTTGTAGTTAGCGATGGCCATTGGGCCTTGTAATTTATGCGGATTGAATCGCCAGCGCAAACAGTTGATGTAACTCTTACTATTTGTAAGTTTACCTGTTGCTGTGCTTTAACTCCTAGAGCTATAAGCAGTAGTATAATTGTTTTTTTCATGTTGGGGTGTTTATTGTTTATAATCTCATTTTTTCGTTAAACTCTCTATTTCCTACCGACCCTGTAAAGCTAGTAATTCCTCCCGATTGAAACAACTTAAAATCAGATTTAAACACTTCACATATAAAATAATCTGTTAAATCTGATATGTGCCCGTATTCCTGATAGCTTATTCCGCTTTTGCTGTCTTTTACATTTATCTTTGCCTTTGTGCCGTCTGCTGCCTCTTTAGTGTTTGTGAAGTCATTTATAGCCTCTTTTAGATGTGGGGCTACCTTAAACGTAATTTCATTAAAGTTATTCCAAAATATCCCGTTAATAAACTGCCCCCTCATTACCACACTTGGGTTACTTTGTGGAACTCGTTTAATAGGGCTAAACTTAGCCAACTCTTTTAAAACCACACTAAAGAAATTATATCCTTTTTCCTGTTTAACATCCTCTTTTTGGCTGGTTGCATCGCCATAAACAAATAAGCCTGATTTGTGGTCTTTGTGTTTGAACACAAACTCTTTGCAAACGTCCCGAATAGTATTGTTCGGGTTACGGCCTAAAATTAAATCAATAAACCGTATTTCTTTACCCTGTATCTGAAAAATACCCATGGGTAAATAAGGGTTAACGTTTTCGTCCCAACTCAAATGTAATGGTAAATCAGGGTTATAATGGCACTGCTTAACGTGCTTATCCAAACTAAAGTATTTGTAAAATTCGGAACCTGTTCGCTCCTGTAAATCCCAATTGCCATTAACAAATACTTCGTATTCATAAGGTGGCATTGATTTAAGGCTTTGTTTGTAATCTTCAGGGATAAACGGGTTGTCGGTAATCTTTGAGGGTATGTAGAGCCAATTTTCCGGAAGTGCGTTTAGTTTCCATTTGTCGTAAACCAACTCTTTTACCCAGTTATTAGTCGGGTTACAAGTTGCCAGTATTAACGGCCTTGGTTGCTTTGGTAAGATATGGCTCCCTGCCCTTTCAATCGCTTTAAAGAATGTCTTTTGCTGTAACTCGTTAATTTCTTCCAACAAAAAACCATTACATTCTAATCCCTTAAATCGGTTTAAATCTTTATCATCTGCGTAATTTTCGCCTAAAAATATAATTTGGCTGTCGTTGGTGAAAGTTACCGTTTGTGTGTCTTGGTTGTAGTTTTTTATAAAAGAAATAGGGCAAACCTTCCTAAAAGATGGAATTGTATTTAGTTTAAGCGTTTGGAGCGTATTACGTACAACTACCCACTTTGACTTAGGGTAAACCTTACACAAAAGCAACAAAGCACCTAATCCGGCAAACGTTTTCCCCCCCCTGATTGCCCCTCCGTAAAGTATAAAGTTGTGTTTACCACCAAAAACAGCCTCTAAAAACTCGTCTTGCTTTGGGAACGATTCAAAAAGTACCTGTTTTTCCATCAATATTTGTATTGCTCAAGCCACCACCAACAATCTTCTTCACCACTCTCTGAATCATATGATTCATCGTATTCAACTGTCATTTTATTATCGCAATTAGGGCAAATAATAAACTCTTGACACAAACTGTCCCAGTTCATTAATTCCGAAACATCTTCATTACATTTTAAACAATTTGCCATACTTAAAAATGCGTTTTGTCCGCCGGTGAGTGTCCCGATTTTGCTACAAAACTATACTTTTTTACATCTCAATTTCCTGACCGCCTATTTTGAATATTTGCTTCATTTCATTTCCCTTGGTGGTTATATCCAATTTATCACCATATTTTTTAGGTAAAAGCTTTGAAGCTATCCATTTACGGGCATCAACCCTTAACTTACTCCTGTTAATCCATTCATTATTAGGAACCTCGTATGACTCGCCATTAATGCCGGTTTTGGTTATCGTGTCATTTCCCGTTTCATCGGCTATCGTTAAAATATCCTCTACCATTAACTCGGCCTGAAACTCTTTTGCGCGCGCGTATTTGTCTAAAAAGTCCTTCTTATCTTCGTCTGCAAGCCACTTGAAAATTATTGCAGGGCTTATATCTAGTTCATTTGCAATAGATTGAATACCTCTGCTTGAAGTGCTTATTATTTCACAAATCTTATCCGCTATTTCTGTAGAGTATTTTGATGGTGCGCCTGTTTTTGCCATATTCCAAATTTACAACAAATCACTTAAATATCAAATTTACGTAAAAATTCCAAATATTTGACAAATTATTCAAGTTTTCCGGTTTTCCCGGACGGGTTAGATTTTGTATTTATGTTTGGGTATATGTAATTTACTTCTTCTTCTAAGCACCACAGGTAATTTATTTTCACGGTTTCATTTGAATGGGTAGA